ATAAATGAATAACCACTATCAGAATTAAAATCTACATATAAATTTCCTTCTCCTGGAGTTATATCAAAATTTGCAGAATATTTATCTAATGGGTTAGCAGTACAAAAGTTATTTGTTGGGCTATCTAATACTACATCTGTTGTTGCTAGATTAGTTGCAGTCCAGTTGTTACCATTACCAGATTTATCGTTGTAGTATGTGCCATCGAAGTCAAGATAGAAACCATTAGTACCATAACTACCAGTATATCTGATAGGTTTCCATTCTCCGTAATCTCCAGTTTCTCCGAAGTATGTAGGGTCTAGTGCTTGTCCATCAATATAATTAACTTCTGCTAAGTATCCGTCAAAATGATATGTAGTTGTATTTCCATCTCTACCTGCACCTACTACCATTGTGTAAGATGATGTATTAACTTGTAAATCTGTATTTTGTGGAACATAACTTTCTATTCCAAAATCTGTTACTTGTTCACCATTAACATATAATTTTTGTCTGTTAGATGATGTTGCTTGTGTTGTGTCTATAGCAAGAACAATGTGATACCAAGCACTAGGGTCACGCAATACTGCTGTGGATTGTAATCTGTAAGTCGCTCCTGCTGTATGCCAATCAAGGTAATCATTAAACATTGTAAGGTGAAAACCATAATTACTTGCTGTTTGATTACCACTTCCAAATAAACCTCTGCGTAAAGTAGAACCAATATTTCCACGCTTAACCCAACCAGACCAAGTAAGTATTCTTTGACTACCTGAACTTGTAGGTGTTCTACTTAGATAAGCAGAATCATCATCATTAAATCTAAGAGATTGGTCTATTGTGTAGTCGTAGTAACTAGCAGTTGCACTTGCAGGAATTACATCTGAGTTAATTAATGCCATTACTGTTGAGCCAATGAGTTATAAACACGAACATTTGTTCCATCTGAAATGTAACCGATTACATAAGTACCTGCTGTAGTAATTGTAGTTAGCATATCTGCACCCATTACTTTAGTTGTTGATGCTGCACTTATTGTATGTCCACCAGTATTTACTAATACTATAGTGCCAGACTGACCATCTGGAATGTTAGTAAAGGTTAGAGTAATATTGCCAGTAGGTGTGCAAGTAAAGTTAGTACCTGCGTTTAAATCAAAAGAACCATCATTATCTACAACATCTGCACTTCTAGCTGTGCCATCAACTGTTAAGTTATCAACCTTAACTGACTCTTTGTTTTGATATGCTAAATCACCTAAGTCACCATTAGTCGGTACTTGATTAGGGTCTGTTCCAATTAGTTTAGCCATAGTCTATTCTCCTGCCCACTTACGATAAGGTGTAGCTGGTGCATCTACAGTAGGTAGTGCAGACAACTCATCATCTGTTAAATTAGCAATCAGATTAGCGTGATAACCATCTAATGCTGTCATCTCTGGATATTCCATACCTTCATCATCTGTTAGCATATTACCAGTTTCTGTGTAGATTGTGCCTATCATATCTATTGCTGTGCCAGTAAATCTCCAGTCATAAGCACCAGTCATTTCCCATTCAGCATCTAGTTCTAAGTCATCTGGTCTGATGTTATTCTCATCTTCCATATCGTAGTCTTTAGTTGCTAAGTTAATTGATTCTAATGCTTCCCATAGTGAGGATTCATCAGTTGCTTTTAAATATATGTTACTCATAATTAATCCTCTGTTAGTGCTACAAGTTCTGCGTTGGTTAGACGGGTTGGGTAGTAGGAAATCTTCTTGATGTGACCATTTAAAGCTTGACTGCCTGAAAAAATAGAGCCAATATTTAATTGCGATACTACTGGCAGAGTACCAATTGAATCTGTTCCAACTAAACCACCATCAAATGCAAAGGCAAAATCATTAACTTTATATGAAGCAGTCTGTTTGTTGTATGTATTAGCAGATACAGTTCCAGCAGTATTATAAATTGCAACTGGATTATCACCATTAATGTTTATATAAAGTCTAGCTCTTGTTTGGTTGGTATAAGCCGTTTTATTAAACTGAATATAATTATTGTTTGAGCCATCGTTAATATTTATTAAATCTTTTCCTGCTGCAGATGTAGAAACAGTTGAAGCCTCAGCATACAAACTACCCTCATCTTGACGATACCAATCACTGAAGTTAGTACCCGTCATACTTGCTGAATCTGCCGAGCGAGTCACTTGTGAGCCACTGGTAGGGATGTACGATGTGGGGAATGCTCCTGCTTCAGCTTGTGCACCCCAGATGTAAGCACCAGAGTAACCATCACCTGTGTATGATTGTTGAGAACTATCAGAATGGGTAGCTGAATTGGTTAAACAAATTCTAATAGTTGTTGATACTGTTAAATCAGCTTCAAAACTAACAATACAACGATACCAACCATTTCCAACATTTACTGTACTAGCTGAAAAATTTATAGCAAAACCAACTGAACCAGGATGTGTATAATTAACATTTCCATTTAATAAATTAAATGTAGCACCTAATCCACCTGCATTTATACTTAAACCTTCTCTTTCTCCTGCTTTAGCATAACAAGAAAGAGTATAATAAGTTCCATCTACCATACTAAAACCATCATCAACATCGTGTCTGTTAGTATTAGTATCTTCCACTAATTTGTCAGCAGTTAATGTTCCATCTGGTGCTATGATTGTATTAGCTGTAATAGAACTTTGAGATTTTAGCCAAGCACCATTATCAAATTCTTCTGAATATACTTGTAGATTCGTCCTCTGCTCCTCAATCAACAGACCTTTGCTTTCACCAGTGACAGGGTCGTGGTCAAATCGTGCTTCACCACTTGCCGCAGTTTGTAGCACTGGGATGTAGTTGGTGATGGGTTGGGTTGTTGTTGGAGTGTAGGCGGTTACTGAATCTCGTTGTTCGAGTTGTGGAGCCCAAAGATAAACCTCTGTTGCAGTATTTGAAGCGTGACGAAAATCTACTCCGTAAAAGTTACTCAAATACTGTCCATTAGTAGCTTCTAAATCAAATCGTTGCCAAGTGTCAGTGAGGGTTACTAATGCTCCAGTAGCTGTATTATGAGCAAGAATGCAGGTATCCGCCGTTCCAGACGCTACTTTTGCGTAAATGCTTCTTTGATATCCCGATGAGGCACTAGACCCGCCAAAAACATTGTTATAAAAAAATCTTCCATCCGAAACATTAGTAACTTTAATTGCATCAGTAGACCCATCTGGCGCAGATTGACCAGTTGTTACAGAAACAGTAGCGTCGTCCCATCCAATAGCAAATGACGAATCTGGAATCAAATTCTCTTCAGCCTTCGCAAAGGTCTTACCATCGTAGTAAGTCGCTGTGCTTGAGCGTGTGAAGTCAATGCGTGGGTCTAGTGTCTTGCTGTTAGCAAAATCTAATAGTAGTGATGGACGGATAGTAGGCTGATTGTTTGTGTTTCTGATTGTGCCTGTTACGTCTATGTTTCCTGTACCAGTAATGTTATTAGAATTAAGGTCTAAGTCACCACCTAGTTGTGGAGTAGCGTCACCGACTAAGTCGGGTGCTAATGTATCCCAACTAGAGCCATTATAGATATAAGTAGAATTATCAGTAGTATTGAAGTACCAGTCACCAGTAGTTACTGGGTCACCATTACCATCTACTGTAGGATTAGAAGATAGAGCACCTAGGTATAGACCATCGATAGCTTCTTGTGCTGCTTCTGCTGCGGATTGTGCTGTTTCTGCAGCTGTCTGTGCAGTTTGTGCTGCAGTCGCTGAGGTAGCTGCATTAGTCTCTGAAGTAGATGCGTTACTAGCCGAAGTAGCTGCTGCTGATGCTGATGTGCTAGCGTTAGATGCTTGAGTAGTTGCTGTAGAAGCTGAAGTGCTAGCTGATGTAGCTGAAGCTGCTGCGTTAGTCTCTGATGTACTAGCTGCACTTGCACTTGATGCTGCAGCTGTAGCTGATGTTGAAGCTGATGATGCACTAGATGATGCTGAAGTAGCACTACTAGATGCTGAAGAAGCACTTGAAGCTGCATTAGTTTCTGATGTTGCTGCATTTGTTTCTGAAGTAGCTGCATTGGTTTCTGATGTTGCAGCGTTAGTCTCTGATGTAGCTGCATTTGATTCTGACGTTGCTGCTGCAGATGCACTAGCCGCTGCTGCTGTCTCACTAGCTGCACAAACCGCTTCACTACCTGCTATGTTTGATTCCGATGTAGCTGCTGCACTAGCACTTGCTGCTGCATTAGTCTCTGCAGTTTCAGCGTTAGTTTCCGCAGTCTCTGCTGCACTCTGAGCTGTTTCTGCAGCTGCTTGAGCCGCTTCAGCTGCTACCTTAGCTGCTTCAGTATCTGCAATAAGAGCGTCTAAGTCATAACTGTCTGCTAGTACAGCTGATGTAGCAATTCCGTATCCTCTATCTATACTCATAATCTATTCCTGTTATGGATTTCTTAAACGCCTACGCATAGCAAGAACTGCTAGTGCTAGTCTCTTCTTTTTGCTTAGTTTTGCCATATTCCCTCATCTCCGCTTAACTTAATGAGTGACTCTCCACTGAGGAAGAGCCACGGGGTTAAATTAAGAAGATAATTCTTGAATTGAACCTGGACGAGTAACCTTAACGCCATACACTGTATCAGCAGTGAATAGGTCAGCAAGTTTCTCTTGTTTGTACTGAGTTTGAGTACGAACTGCTTGTTGTGTAGCAAGTACAACAGCGTCTTTCTGGAATAAGAAAGCTTTCTCTGTAGCACCAGTACCAACTTGAGTTGACATATAAACATCAACACCATAGATTGTACCAATCTTACCAGTTCTGATTGCAGAACCATCACCGATGAACTGTTGCTCAGTAAATCTGTCAGTAGACATAAGAGCAGTCATACAAGATGGAGTTACAACTAGAGCTCTGTCGTTAACTGGAACATCGTTATCATTTAGTGCTTCGATACCTTGTAGGATTGAAGTATCCCAGTTAGTAACTGAACCGATAACAGCATTACCACCAGTTAGTGCAGAAGCACCATCTAGAGATGTGATGATTGAAGAATCTACTTGCTTAGCTAGTGCATAACCAGCGTCGTCAGTGTAGAAACGTCTCATTGAATTAAGTGCTTGTAACTCAGCGATATCTTCGATATACATTGACCACTCATAATGTTGGTCAATAGCCACTGAGATATCAGCCGCTGTATCTGTGATTGCAGTTACATCTGAATCAGCAACTTTAGCTGAAGCAGCACTTCTACCAGGATTAGGAATGTGAATAGTATCACCTTTCTTACCTTGGTGGTTTAAGTTCTTGACGAGGTTTGCTACTACTAGATTAGCTTTGTAAGTAGCGATGACTTCGTCAGACCAAATTTCTGGGATAAATACCGCAGAAGTAGTCGTAGTCATATTAGCCATTTATTTACTCCTTGTTATGATTTATATAGCTTTATTTAACTCTACCCTCTGCATATGCTTTGAAAATTTCACCTTCCATAGATTCATACTTCTGAGGGTCTGTCATTTTTAAGCGAATTAAGTCTGCACGTCTGTACGTCTTTCCTCCGCCTGTCGCTGAACCTGTAGAAGTTCTTGATTCTGCTTTACCAGCTTTTAATGCTGCTTGTCTTTCAGCTTCTGCTTGTTCATTTACTTCTTGCGTCTTATTAATCATTGACCTATCTTTCCAGTTAGTCAATAACTCATTAGCTGCATCGTAATTGTAAGCATCCGCCGCTTGGAACAACTGCATACGAATCGGACTTCCTTTAACCCACTCTTGAAAACCAGAATCTTTTACGATGTCTGTGTAATCAGGGTGTACTGTCTCCAGTTGTGTCTTCGCACTAGCCTGAGCCTGTTGTGCTTGAAAACGCTGAAATTCTTGAAATTTAGGGTGGTTTTCGATAGCCTTGTTAATCGCTAAATCTGGATTATCAAAGAAATCGACAGGTTCTTCCTTAATTTCATTTGTATCTTGTTGTTTTGGTGTAGATTGTGCTTGTTGAATCTGTGCTTGAAGGAAACTATCTGAAAGTTTTCTTAACTCTCCAACTTCTTGTGCCTTACGACCCAATTCTTTTTCGAGGTTCTGATAACTCTCTATAATTTCTTCTGTACTCTTACCAGCAAACTTATTAGGTATTACATTTTCTGTTGAATCTTCAGCTTCAGCTACTATCTGTTCTTCTACTGTATCATCAACAGCAGCTTCAAATGTTTCTACTGCATCGTTTGTTGTTGGTTCGATTGTTGATTCAGGAATATCTGAACCAGTCGACTCTTCTGCGTCTACTACTATACTTGTCATATTTTTCTCCGTCCTTTATGGATTATGGAATTAATAAATGATATTTGACTTTCGTAAAATATCTAATGGCAGAGCTACAAATCGAGTTCTTCTGCCGCCTGTTTTGTTACCTCTTCTAAGTTAATAATTTGTCTTAGAATCGACAACTGACCTCTAGCGAACCAAAGGTCTTTTTCACTTTCCACACTATCTAATTGATTAGTCAAGTCTTCGAGATTCTTTAATTCTTGAATTAAGTCTCTCCAACCGTCCTGTTCTGTTAAATTTAGTCTATTGTGGTAAAACTGTTTGTCTTCTTGCGTTAGCATAATTTAGTGCTGTCTCAGATTTAAGATGGTCAACTTCAGGTACTGTTCTCATAGTCTCAACTTTAGTGCTTTCTGTATCAGCCTTCATCTTATCTATTTGTGCTAATTCTTTCTGTAACTTAATTAATCTCTCTTGAATATCTAATTGATTAGGTTGGTCTCCACTAGCACCTGCTTCTTTAGCATTCTTCATCGCTTTAGTCATCTCTTCTTGAGCTTCAGCTAAAGTCTTCTGAATGTCTGCCTTCATCTGCTCCATCTGTAATTGGTGATGGTACTGTTGCATCTGTTGTGCTTCAGGATTAGGTTGTAGTCCTTCTAACAGTGCATTGACAATTTGGTCTCTATTATGGATACTAGAGTTCTGGAAGATTGCTAACAAAAGAATATTGAAAGCTGGAGAATCTTTCGGAACTGACTGCATCATAGAGACCATCTGTTGCATCTCTAATTCTTTAGCCATAATACCCATAGTAGAGTATGGAATAAACTGATAATCTACAACTGGATATCTCTCGACATCAAATTGTATCTTTCTCCATAGTGCCTTATTAATCATAGGTACTAGGAAAGTATTCTGGAAATTCATTAGTGTGCGTTTCTGTCTCTTAATTGATGCTGATTGCATCATCGACATACCAGCAGAAGTTGCTCTGTCTGGTACATTAGAGACATCCGCAGCTCCAGTACCCATCTGAATCATAGATTGCAGAAGGTTAATTTGTTGCATCGTATTAGGGTCAGTAGAACCTAAATTAAGAGGCATAATAGCTTGTTTAGGGTCACCATTAGTAAGGATAGTCTTACCAGGTCTAACTTCTAACTTGATACCTCTAGGTAATCTTGTAGCATCTGCAGCTACCATAGGTGTAGTAGTTAGTGCCAAAGAATCAATTCTAGCTCTCATCTCAGCATCTAGTGCTTTCTGTGAGTTAAAACCTTTCTCACATACTCCTCTACCCCAGAACTTATTAGGTACGATATCGTGTTGGTAAGAGACGAAAGGTCTATCTACCATCATAAAAGGATTCTCTTCTGCTCTTAGAACATAAGCGTCATTAGCGATAGTAACTACTGCTTCTACTAACTCATCTTCATCGTACTCGAAATCATCTTCTGTTTCGTCTTTATTTAAGTATTTAGCAGGTATTTTACCCCAATACTCTGTAATCTTTATCTGGTCACCAGCATCTTGCATAATCTCTGGGTCATAACCGAAGTCTACTTCATCTACATCTGCAGGTACGTTTACATCTCTATAGACACCATTAGCGATGCCTTCATTTAAGATATAACGAGGTTTATATACTTCGTGGGCGACACCTAGTGCTTCATTGATTGTATTCGCTGCTGGGTCAATTAAGAACTCTTTAGGAGATACTGCTTCTAGTTTGACATCTATAGAAGCATACTCCTCAATCTGTCTCACAGAAGTCATAGTACCCTCTACAGGTACTGAGACAGGTCTGAATTTACTAGTCTGTTCTACAATTATCTTAGCGATACCAGTACCATAGATAGCACCATTTAAGAATGTCTCACAGATAGCATCTTTACAACCAGTGTCTTCTAAATCTTCTTGTAGTAAATTACGGACATATTCTACATCTCTCTTATCGTTGTCCAACATATCATCTTTAATGTCGAACCACTTACCTCTACCGAATGTAGCTTCTTCTAATTCAGCTACTGAAGCTTCTACTGCTTGTTGTAGAGCTGGTGTAATAATTCTAGACTTCTCAGAAGAACGTACCATATCCTCTGGTTGCCAGAAACCTCTCCAAGTACGATAATAGGCATCCCAATCAGCAAGATAATTAGTATCTCTGAAATCACGCCAATCGTCTAGTCTGGTCATCAACCAGTTAGATAATGCTTGGTAGTCGTTTTCTTCTTGTGCCATAAGTTAATATCCTGCCATTTCATCCATTGGTTGCCAATCTTCCTCAAGTTCTATAGTGTGCATAAAGTCTGCTACACTTACCTGGTCGATATATGCCAACGCATCTATAATATCATCGTGAGTGCCTCTAGTAGGGAACTCTATTAGTTGTGTCTCTAAATCGTCTATATACGACTTATCTGGGTTAAATGTTATCTTACCGTGTTCTAGTCTTCCCTGTAGAGCCCAAGTAATTCTATCTGCTTTCTTCTTACCACCGTGGGTTACATCTGTAATTGTCACCCAGCGACCGTCTACTCTCATCTGGTCTTCTAGGTAAGGTAGTATAGCGTTCTTTAACGACCCTGCTTCAATTCCGACAGTAGTTGCTTCATTTTCGATAGCAGCTGTGAGAATCTTTCTTGCAGTTTCTTTGATAGACCATCTACCGTGGAGGATATTCTTGACCCACCAGTGGTCACCATCAATTTTAACGATTGCAATAGCTGTTTCATCTAGTTTAGAACCTTTTAATCCTCTTTCCTTCTCTACATTCTCAAAACCTGCTGGGTCGACTGCTATGACATAATTACCTTCTTCAGGTTCTTCATCATCATATTTAATCCAGTCATTCTTAAATATACCACCAGTGAATGAGACGAAAGAAGCTTCAAATTCTTGTCTGAATGCCTGAGTCGACATAGTCTCTCTGGCAACTTTTATCTCTTCTGGGTCAATTAAAGGATTATCTGTAGAATTGAACTGGAATGCCTCCCAATCTTCATTCTTAGGGTCATCTGCTTCCTGCCACAGGTCATAGAAATGATTCTTACCTGCAGGAGTACCGATGAATAACGCCCCACCTTTAACATCTGCCAGTGTAGGTCTGATGATTTGTTCCCATACTTCTACCTTCATAGAAGCATACTCATCTAGAACTACATATGCCAGTCCCACTCCTCGTAGTGTGTCGGGTCTATCTGACCCCTTGAGACTGATTTTTCTGCCATTGACTAAAGTCATAGTAGCAGTATTCTCGTGTGTCTGTTCTATCAGGTCTGTGCCGTGCAGCAACTCTTTCAGCATATGCCACATAATATCTTTGGCTTGTTGAAAGGTAGGACCGATATAGAAGACATCCTTCTTGTCTGATTGTAGTGCCTTAATGATTAACATCCAGGCAGCTAATCTAGACTTACCGAATCTTCTTCCAGCAGACACTACTTTAAATCGTGCCTCTGAGTTAAAGATTTCTAGCTGTGCTGGATGAAGTTGAACATCCAGTTCTTTAGCCATTACTTATCTCTTTTATTTTATTCTCGACTTGGGCATCTTCAATTTCTACTCCCTCGTCATACTCTAATTCTTTCTCTTGTGTGGCTTCTATTACTTTATTTTCTAAGCCACCGATGTTAATGACAACATTACCCTTATCATTACCACTCTTGAATTCTACTGCTTTAGTTGTAGGCAATATTCTGTCCATACACATCTTCAAGCAAGTTCTGTCTCCTTCCATTGCCATATCTATTACTTTCTGGACAATTTCAGGACCTCTATTAGACATCAATTCTCTACTCAGTTCAGTATATTTGTTCACTGAACCTTTAGGACGCCCTGCTGGGTTAAGACAAACACCTTTCTTTAGTGCTGGGTTTCCTCTTGGTCTCTTTGGCTTATCTTTAGTATCTTTAGTCATAATCTATTAAGTTATATCTATTAAGTGATTAGACTATTAAGATATAAAGCTATTAAGCTATAATACCTTTAAGATAATAATACTATTAAGTGATTATACTATTAAGATATATACACTATTAAGTTAATTATCTAAAGATTAGTCTTTAGGTTAACTATAGAGAGATAACCGTTCTCACTTTTGTATTTCTCTTAGGTATATTATACCAGATTTTTACTTTGATTTTCAACTTTATTTTATTCTACCCCGATTTTTACCTTAGAATTAGTTAATTTTTATATAATCCCTGAGTTTTTTACCTCAGATTACAGTTATTTTTTACCTATAGTAGCCAAATCCTCTCCCATCTGGCGGGGAGTGTTAATCTTAAAGTTACCAAGCCACCTGGGTGTCCCCTCCCTATCAACCTAAGTATATTATTATATTAGAATATCGTTATATTATTCTATAGTTGGCTGTGTGAGTCGTGAGATTTATCGTGAGAATTATTCCTGAGGGAGACATAAGAATTTTAAGAGAGAATATGAGTGATTATGAATATTTCCACATATGTAGTATTAATACAACAGTATGTATCATCTATGCAACAGTAGTATTTATACAACAGTCTATAACATTAACACAACAAAAGTGTATCGAACCTGCACTTATTGAAAAGACATAGTAATACCAGGGTAGACAACAATCGTCCAAATATGAGCAAATATGGAACGATTAGACTAATTCAATATATTTATTAAAAAAAGTAATAAAAAGACTTGACAGGCAGCAGAATATCATTAAGATGGTAACTGTATTCGATAACAACAAGGAGAAATACACAATGAGAACAGTTAAAGTAATAACAAACTACAACGGACTAAGAGGTGATTATGTTGAGACAATCACCAGAAAATCAAAATCTATCGGGAACACTAGGAAGGGTGAGCAGAAAAGAGAAGCCGTGTCATATAAAGGTAAATATTACACAGTATTTAGATTACCTGAGAGTTATGGTGAGATTGCAGGTTTTGTAATTAGAATTGATTAATAAGGAGAACTAAAATGAATAACAACTACGAACTTACAACACTAGAAAGATTCAATCTTGAGGCACTCGTTGAGGCAAGAATGGAGAGATTCCACATTCAGAGATACACGGACCAAGTCGAGGCAATAACAGATTATATTGTAGATATACATTGGGATAATCCACTCGGCTGCAATATAGATGATTTACTAGTCAACTACTTGGTAATCTTAACATCTGATGAGATGGATAAGGAGAACCAAAAACTAATAGAATCTAATTTAAGAGATGATGTCTGGAAGGAAGTATTCACATTAAAAGACTCATATGGTAAATACATACAGAGATGGTTCATCAATGAATTAGATTATTTTCCAATCGTTGAGGAGGTATAACTATGTTTTCAGGACAACTAAGAATGTACACAGTTTATGATAAAGATGGCAAAGTGATAATTCACACAAAAGATGAGAACCTTGCATTTAAGTTATTCGATGAAAAGAAAAAACACTATGTGCAAATCTCATATGATGAGCCGATAGTCATCAATACTGATGATTATCATATTGTATAAACATTAACACTAAGGAGAAGATAATGGGTCTAATTAAAAGACAACTAATAGAAGACGAAGAAAGAGGTCTGTTAGAATTTAACGATTCTAAGGGATATTATGAACCGACTGAACTCGGTAGGTTAGTAGAACTAAAAGAGTTCCTAGAATGGGAAATTTCGAGCTCTAAGAGTGAACTTCGTGAAGTAATTAAGAAGATAAATAACTATAAAGGAGTTAGACAATGAATGTATTAAGTTTATTTGATGGGATGTCTTGTGGTCAGATTGCACTTAATAGACTAGGAATCGGTATAAATAACTATTATGCTGCCGAGATAGATAAGTATGCAATAGAGATAACACAGAAGAACTATCCAGACACAATCCAGCTGGGTGATGTCACTAAGTGGCAAGATTGGGATATAGATTGGTCCAGTATAGATTTAGTCAGTGGTGGATTTCCTTGCCAGGCGTGGTCTATTGCAGGTAAACAACAAGGAGACAGAGACCCGAGAGGAATGTTATTCTGGACTATGTTGGACATCATAAAGAAAGTCAGAGAATCTAATCCAGATGCCTATTTCTTGATGGAGAATGTCAAGATGAAGAAAGAATTTGAGGAATACATCACTAGTCATACAGTGGCAGCTCTAGGTAGAGTAGAGAAACACTTAATTAATTCATCTTTAGTATCGGCACAGAGTAGACAGAGATATTACTGGACTAATATCCCTAATATTGTGCAACCTGAGAATAAAGGAAAAGTACTAGAAGACATATTGATTAGTAAATATTCGATTCTAGAGGACTTTAGAGTCGAACGTACACCTAACCCTGAGTTACTAAGAAAAACACCGAATTACTGGCAATTTGATAGGTCTGGTAAAGGATATTCATCTCAACAAGATAGAGTCAGAAGAACAGATGTCCCTAGTAACACACTTTCAGCTGGTCATTCATCTATACCTCAGATATGGGTTAATTGTCCTCATACGTTCAGAAAACTAACTCCGATAGAGTGTGAACGGTTGCAGACAGTTCCAGACGGATATACTGAGGGAGTATCTAACAGTCAGAGATATAAGATGTTAGGTAATGGTTGGACTGTAGATGTAATTAAACATATCTATAAGTTTATGGAGTGGAACTAAGATGAATATATTTTATTTAGACAAGAACCCTAGGAAGGCAGCAGAGATGATGTGTGATAAACATATCGTTAAGATGATTCTAGAGACAGGACAGATTCTATCCACTGTACATAGAGAGTACGGTAATGATGATGAAGGATTATATAAGGCAACACATAAACACCACCCATCGACTAAATGGGCAGGTAAGAACTGGTTGACTTATGATTGGACATATCAGCACTTCGTTGCACTAAACGATGAATACTGGTTTCGATACGGTAAGGACCATCTAACCTTCAAGAAACTTAATGACTTAGTCTGGAGGTGTCCTGAAGGAATGACTATGGGTGTATTTGAAGAGCCACCACAGGCAATGCCAGATGAGTGCAAAGTAGACGGAGACTCTGTGGCTGCCTATAGACATTACTATATGACCCATAAGAGAGACTTCGCCAAGTGGACTAGAAGAAATAAACCTAAATGGTTTATGTCCAATGAAGAATTAAGTGAGTGTAACTTCTATGTTTAGTGACGAACAGATTAAATGGATAGGAACTGGAATGTTCCTGGTAGCTGCAATACTGTTATCCTCTAACATAGAGATAAGTAAGTGGGGATTCATATTGTTCTTAATAGGTCATATTCTATTGGCACTATTATTTTTTAAGAAAGGAGATAAACCGATGTACCTACATAATGCCTCTTTCATATTGATAGACTTTTGGGGTATGTATCGTTGGTTTATAGTTTAATATTTTAACAAGGAGTAAATAACAGATGAATACAATAATAAATGAACAACAAGAAGATAACTGGTTGAAACAGCTAAGGAATGACTTGATGAGAACTAATAAGTTAATCAAGAAGACCAGAATAGATATAGATGAGGGTATCAAACAGTTAAAATTATTAGAACAAGAGAGGAAAAGATTAGTTAATGAAACTTTGAAAATAGATGAATTTGATGAAGTGGATGTGTTATAATCTTATATCTTAAGTGTAACTTAATAGATATAACTTAATAGTGTTATTATCTTAATAGTATAATATCTTAATAGTATAATCACTTAATAGATTATCACTATCAGTTATAACTTAATAGTGTAACTTAATAGTGTAACTTTAGTATAGAGAATTAATTGGGTTGTCTTTCTACTAAAGGTTTGTTGTCTTAACCCAATATGGAGAAAAATGATATGGTAACTAAAGGTATCGCAAAATATGTTTATTTAGATTCAACTGAGAAGTTCAAAGGAACTGACACACAGAAGTATACTCTGACAATCGCAGTAGACTCTAAAGAGGCAAAGAAGTTAGAAGAAGCTGGAGTAAAAGTCAAGACCCTAAAGGATGACGAAGGTAAAGAATACTTAGCTCGTAAGTTCTCTACCAAATACCCACTCAATGATGATATGATTCGTTTATCATCTGGAGAGATTATTGGTTCTGACTTCGGTTCTGATAGTGTAGTAGAAGTATTATGGAAGGGTGGAGATGAAAACCCAGTCTATGGTACTCCTACTTATCTCACAGCCATTAAAGTCCTAGAGAGAACTCCAGGATATAAGTCTCAGAAAGCTGAGGCTGGTAATGGTTTCGATGAGTTCTTTCAGGAGTAGTACAAATGGGAGACGACATCAATAGAGTTGTCTCTCGTGAACCTTGCCCTTCTTGTAGAGAGAGGGGTGAGGACACTAAAGGGGACAATAAAGCGTTATATGCTGATGGACACGGATACTGTTTTTCTTGTAGGACTTACTTTCCATCTGTAGATAACTTACAGCAACACCAACCAATACAACAACAACCAATGCAATATACTAATCCACTAATTGAACCTAGGGGAACAGTATCAGAAATTAGAGATAGGAAAATAAGTAAATCGATTTGTGAGAAGTATGATGTAAAACTCTCATTCAATCAAGAAGCTGAACCGATAGCTCACTACTACCCCTATTATGATAAAGATACTAATGAACTGATAGGTTACAAAGAGAGAAGAATAGACAATAAGACTTTCTCTATAACTGGAACTAATAGAGGTGCTGGTCTATTCGGGCAGCAGGCATTCAAGGCTGGAGGTAAATACCTAACTATCACCGAGGGAGAGATAGACGCTATGTCAGTCTCTGAGATGTTCGACGGTAAGTGGGCAGTAGTCTCAGTTAAGAACGGTGCAACCTCAGCTCATAAAGACATCAAAGAGAATCTAGATTTCGTAGAATCTTTTGAGAATGTAGTAATATGTTTCGACCAAGATGAAGCAGGTAAGAAAGCAGTAAAAGACATACAAGACCTAATTAGTCCAGGTAAGTTAAAAATCTGTAAGCTGCCACTAAAAGACGCTAACGAGATGTTATTAGCGAATAGAATCAAAGATTTCACTCAGTGTTGGTGGGAGGCTAAGACCTATACTCCAGCTGGTATCATCAAAGGTTCTGATACTTGGGATTACCTACAGAAAGATAAGGACATAAGAACTGTTCTCTATCCTTGGGAAGGACTGAATGAATATACTTATGGTTTTAGACAGAAAGAGTTAGTTACTATTACATCTGGTTCTGGTATGGGTAAATCTTCTGTGGTAAAGGAACTAGAATCATATATTCTGAACAATACAGATGATTCATTAGCAATCATTCATCTAGAAGAGTCAGTCGATAGGTCAGTCAAAGGTCTGATGTCTATCGAGTGTAATCTTCCAATCCATATACCTAAATATGAAGAGATGTTATCAGATGATGAGAAACAATCTCTATGGAAGAGAGCTGTAGGTGATAAAGATGTATTCTTCTATGACCACTTCGGCAGTATGTCAGAAGATTCATTACTCAGTGTCATAAGGACTTTCGCTAAGAGTTATGATTGTAAGTGGATTGTCTTAGACCATCTATCTATCGTTATATCTGAACAAGATGGAATAATGGATGAACGAAAGGCTATAGACGCCATAATGACTAAACTGAGAAAGATTGTCCAGGAGACTGGTGTAGGTCTATTCTTGATATCACATCTAAGAAGACCACAAGGTAAGGCACACGAAGAAGGTGGACAGGTATCACTTTCAGAGTTAAGAGGTTCTGCTGCCATCGCACAGTTAAGTGATATGGTCTTCGGTCTAGAGAGAAATCAACAGGCAGATGAGGAAGAAGAAAGGAATACTACAACTATTAGAGTAATCAAAAATAGATTCTGTGGTTTAACTGGTAAAGCTTGTCAACTTATGTATAATAAAGACACAGGTAGATTAAAGGAAATAAAGCAAAATGCAGCAGAAAACAGTTTATTTTGATATTGAGACTGATGGTTTAGATGCAACTAAAATACACTGTATCTGTGCTATTAAAGATAATGATAAGACAGTCAATAATTTTATAGGGGATAAATGTTATGAAGATTTCTACAGATGGTTGGTTCTGGAAGATGTACGAGTTCTTGTTGCTCACAACGGCATTGGCTTTGATATTCCTGTTCTCCGTCTTCTTAGTGGTCACGAGTGGAATTTTATTATACGAGACACTCTCGTCCTATCAAGATTGGTTAATCCTTCCTTGGACGGGGGACACTCTCTCAAATCTTGGGGTGAAAGATTAGGAGAATATAAAGATGATTATCAAGGTGGTTGGGAAGAGTTCAGTATGGATATGCTGCAATACTGCCAACAAGATGTCAGAGTCTTAAAAGAACTATATCTACACCTAGGAACACAACTAAAAGATTTTACTGAACAATCAGTAGAGTTAGAACACCGAGTTGCTACTATCATCAAAGAACAAGAAGACACAGGAGTCTTGTTTGATGAAGGTAAGGCAATGTTACTTCTGGCTGAGTTAAAAGAAGAAGTAGCTCGAATAGAGGACAAAGTCCACGAAAGGTTTTCCCCTCTCCCAACGTGGACACCTCTAAACGAATTAAAGAATCCATATAAGAAAGATGGTTCTCCTACAGTTGCATATCAGAAACAACTAGACAGAGGAGCTCACTTCAATGAGATGGGTGAATGGGGTTACACTGCCTATCCAGAGTTCAATCTAGGTTCAAGACAACAAGTCGCTAGGTATCTGCAGCACTTCGGTTGGAAACCTAAACAATTCACTGAGAAAGGTTCTGTAATCGTAAATGAGAAGGTCCTGGAAGATGTAGACATACCAGAGGCTAAGTTAATTTTAGAGTATTTCACCATCACTAAACGTGTTTCTATGGTAAAATCTTGGGTAGAAGCAATAGAAAATGATGGTCGAATCCACGGAAGAGTCAATAGTTGTGGTGCAGTAACTGGAAGAATGACTCATTCCAATCCTAATCTGGCACAAGTCCCAGCGATATATTCCCCTTACGGTAAAGAATGTAGAGAACTATGGATTGCCCCTGAAGGATATAAGTTAGTAGGTGTAGACGCCAGTGGTCTTGAATTAAGAATGTTGGCACACTATATGAATGATAAAGATTATACTGAGGAGATACTAAATGGAGATATCCACACTGCGAACCAAATGGCTGCAGGACTTCAAACACGAGATTCAGCTAAGACTTTCATCTATGCCTTCCTCTACGGAGCTGGAGATTCTAAAATCGGAAGTATCGTCGGAGGTAGTGCGAAAGCAGGTTCTGAACTTAAAACAAAGTTCCTTGATAATACGCCATCACTTAAGACACTTAGAAGAAGAGTTGACGAACAGAGCAAGAAAGGCTGGATTAGAGGTCTCGATGGACGAAGACTAAATATAAGGTCTGCACACGCAGCTCTGAATGTCTTACTACAGTCTGCTGGTGCGATAGTTATGAAGAAGGCATTAGTTCTACTTAAAGAATATGCCGATAAACAAAACATAGAATATAGATTTGTTCTGAATGTACACGACGAATATCAGGTCGAAGTTAAAGAGAGACAAGCAGAACAATTCGGGAGACTTGCAGTTGATTGTATCAGACGTGCAGGTATAGATTTTAACCTAAACTGTCCTCTGGACGGTGAATATAAGATAGGTGAAACTTGGGCAGAGACACACTAAGAAAATGTAATACTTGTGGTCTTGAGGCTCATACTGAAGAAGATTTGGAACTATTCTCTAAAAATAAATCTTGTATGTATGGAAGAGCTCCTGAATGTTATACTTGCCATAATAAAAGAAAAAATACATATAGAAAAAATAACCCAGAGGCTTATAGAGAGTCCAATATGAAATCTTTATGTAAGAATACATATAAAATAACTTTTGAAGAATATAATGAAAGAATGTCAACTTCAGATTGTTGTGAGATTTGCGAAAGTAAAGACAATTTAGGTTATGACCATTGTCACGACACTATGAAGTTCAGAGGAATCCTATGCAAGAGTTGTAATGCTGCACTAGGAAAATTAGGGGACACTTTAGAAGGTATTATGAAAGTAGTCCGTTATTTAACTAAAAAGGAGAATGTGTAATGAGTATAGATACACTGGTAGATGATGTCTACAACCTAATGGAAACTAAAGAGATTCCAGATGATGTAAATATCGAAGAGGTTATTAATCAATTCGGTGAGAATGTAAAAGAAATCTTACTGAAGAATATTACTAACCATAAAGAAGACAATAGGAAACTAAGAATGTCTAATATAGGTAAACCTGATAGGCAGCTTTGGTATCACTATAATAATACTGAAGGTGAGAAGTTAAGACCTTCTACATTAATCAAGTTCTTATATGGACATCTAACAGAAGAACTAATCTTGGCATTAGTTAAACTATCTGGACATACAGTAACTGACGAACAGAAACAAGTAGAGGTAGGAGGAATCCGAGGCTCTATGGACTGTAAGATTGATGGTGTCTTGACTGATGTTAAATCTGCATCTACTTATGGATTTAAGAAATTTAAAGATGGTTCACTGATAGATGATGATGCCTTTGGTTATATCGACCAGATTAAAGGTTATGCACACGCTGAAGGTGAAAGACAGTTCGGTTGGTTAGCATTCGATAAGTCTTTAGGACATCTAACATATCTTAAATACGATATGGATGATGAGAAGTCTAGACATTGGAGTAAATTAAACTTAACTAATATCGAAGACAGAATAGACCACATTAAGTTTGTAGTCGAACAGAAACAACCACCAGCTAGATGTTATGATTTAGAACCTGATGGTAAGAGCGGCAATATGAAACTTCCAGTAGGATGTGCATACTGTCAATATAAACATACTTGTTATCCTGAATTAAGAACTTTCCTATATTCAACAGGACCTAGATTCTTAGCAGAGGTAGTTAATGTTCCTAATGTATTAGAGGTAGACAAAGATGGCAATGCCAAAGTTCAGGAGTAAGTTAGAACAAGAATGTGCCAAACAACTTGGCAAGGAGTGGAAATATGAGCCCAATAGAATCGCCTATACTGTTAGACGTAATTATACTCCTGATTTTGTCTTTCTAGATAATTACATAGAAGTCAAAGGTTTCTTCAGAAGTGGAGATACACAGAAGTATAAGGCTATCGCAGAACAGTTACAATTTGAGAAAAAGAATTTGATATTCTTAATGCCTAATCCAGATAAGTTTATTAGGAAAGGCAGCAAGACAACTTATAGAGCTTGGTGTGCTAAATATAACATACCTATATTCTCTACTAAGGAAATCAAAGAATTAAAGAAATGGACAAGAGAGCAATAAATCCAAAACACTATAGGAATCATCCTAGTGGTATAGAGGCAATAGAAGTCACTGAACATATGAACTTTTGTCTCGGTAATGCTATTAAATACATTTGGAGAGCTGATTTAAAACATTCAGATAATGGACTGGAAGATTTAAACAAAGCTCTATGGTATATACAGAGGGAAATTACAAGGAGAGAATCAAATGACTCTGGAAGAGGTAAAGGAAAAACTGATAGCTAAATACTATGATGAATGTCTGATATGTGAGATATTAGATATTACTGTAGAAGACTTATTAGATAAGTTCGAGGACAGAATATTAAGTAAGATGGATGATTTTAGAAGAGAAGAAATAGAGGAGAATGAATATAATGATGAGTATTGATATAGTAGCACTGTTAGCTGCATCTATCTGTCTGATAGGTGGACTAGCATCTTGGTGGTATGGAGAACAACAATACGGTAAAGGTATTTTAGATGGTATTCAAATGTTAGATTCTGGAAGACTAACTTATGAAGCTTATTATGAAGGAGACCAGAAATATCTCAGCATTAATATCAGAGAACAAGAAGATGAAGAGTAATTATTTAGGAATCACTATAGATAGGAAAAGAGACAAGAAGATGTCTGAACAAGCCAGAGAGCTAGTAACAAACTACTATCTTAGAGGTAAAGAGAAGTCACCACAAGAGGCATATGCTAGAGCTTGTGTCGCTTATAGTGGTGGAGATTTAGAATTAGCACAGAGGTTATACGATGCTGTTAGTAATGGTTGGTTTATGTTTAGCAGTCCTATACTTAGTAACGCTCCTATGCCAGGAGAAGAAGTTAAAGGACTACCTATTTCTTGTTTTCTTAGTTACGTTAGTGACGATTTGGATGGTCTTATCAAACATCAATCAGAACTAGCGTGGTTAAGTGTTAAAGGTGGTGGAGTAGGTGGACACTGGGGTGATGTAAGACCAGTATCAGACAAAGCACCAGGACCGATACCATTCATTAAAGTATCTGACAGTTCTATGACTGCTTATAAACAAGGACAAACAAGGAAAGGAAGTTATGCTGCATATATTGATATCTCGCATCCAGACATTATTGAGTTCATCAACCTTCGAGTACCTACTGGAGGTGATAGTAATAGGAAGTGTTTTAACATTAATAACGCTGTCAATATTACTGACTCCTTTATGGATTGTGTTATCGATAATAAGCCTTGGAGTCTTACTGACCCTAGTAACGGTGAAGTCCGTGATACAATACCTGCGAGAGACCTTTGGCAGAGACTCCTAGAGGTTAGATTCAGAACTGGTGAACCATACTTAAATTTTATAGATGAAGCAAATAGACATTTACCACAAGCACTTAAAGATAAAGGACTTACAATTAAAGGAAGTAATCTTTGTAATGAAATCCACTTACCCACAGACAAGGGAAGGACTGCAGTATGTTGCCTATCCAGTGTCAATCTTGAGTCGTTTGATAAGTGGAGAGATACAGGATTAGTTTCTGACTTAATTGAGATGTTAGATAATGTACTAACAGCATTCATAGATAATGCACCTCAGGAGTTAGCTAATGCCTCAAATTCTGCATATCTTGAGCGTAGCCTAGGGCTGGGTGCAATGGGTTTCCATTCGTACCTACAATCGAAGAATATTCCTTGGGAATCTGCACAGGCAACTGGACAGAATATAAGAATGTTTAAACACATTAAGGAGGAAGCTGTTGAAGCTACTGAAAGATTGGCTAAAAGTCGTGGAGAATACCCAGATGGTAAAGGAACTAACAGAAGGAATAGTCATCTACTTGCTATTGCCCCTAATGCTAACAGTTCTATTATCTGTGGCACTAGTGCTAGTATTGAGCCTATTAAGTCTAATGCTTATACTCATAGGACACGTGTTGGGTCTCATCTAGTTAAGAACAGACACCTAGCTAGAGTTCTTAATGAACATAGATTAAGATTAGGTCTTGAGAAAGATTGGTTGGAAGAACAGTGGTCTAGTATTATTCATCACGAAGGTTCTGTTCAACATTTAGATTATCTTACAGATTGGGAGAAGGATGTATTTAAGACTGCATTCGAGTTAGACCAACTGTGGGTAGTAGAACACGCAGCGACTAGACAACCATTTATATGTCAAGGTCAGAGCGTAAATCTTTTCTTCCCTGCGGGTAGCGAGAAGGCTTCCGTGAACAAAGTACATCTCGCAGCGTGGGGTAAGAAATTAAAAGGTCTCTATTATCTTCGTACTAATAGTGGTGCAACTGCTGAACAAATAGGTAAGAAGGTAGAGAGAATTAAATTAGAATCATTTAAAGAGGAGGATACCGAATGTCTCAGTTGTCAGGGGTAATGGAAGCAGCACAAACATATAAGCCATTTAACTATCAGTGGGCTATGGATATTGCTGAAGAACACGAGAAGATTCACTGGGGTATATGGGAAGTTAAACTACAGGAGGATGTAGACCAGTGGAAGAGAGGTGACATCAATGATGTAGAGAAGAACCATATCACTCAGATACTTAGATTGTTTACTCAGTCTGATGTTCAGGTAGCTCAGAATTATTGTGACTTGTATCTACCTAAGTTTCGTAACCACGAGATTAGGAATATGATTATGACATTTGCTAATAGAGAAGGAACACATCAAAGAGCTTATGCACTACTGAACGATACATTAGGTTTTGATGATAGTGAATACTCTGCTTTCTTAGACTATAAACAGATGAAAGATAAGATTGAATTTATGCAAGATAATGATACATCTACATTACACGGTCTAGCTAAAGCATTAGCACAGACTTGTATCAATGAAGGTATGTCTTTATTCTCTGCATTTGCTATGCTGCTTAACTACCAGAGGTTCGGTAAGATGAAAGGTATGTGTGAGGTAGTTGAGTGGTCTATACGTGATGAGTCAATGCACGTAGAAGGGATGTCTAGATTATTTAGACAATTTTGTAATGAACATCCACGAGTGGTAACGGATGAATTGAAGAGGGAAATCTATGAAATGGTTAGAACTGCTGTCTCACTGGAAGACAAGGTTATCGATTTGGCGTATAAAATGGGAAGCATCGAGGGTCTTGAAAAAGGTGAGGTCAAAGATTATATAAGACATCTGGCAGATAGACGTCTTATTATGTTAGGACTTAAAGCTAACTACGGTGTTAAAGACAACCCATTACCTTGGGTAGAATGGATTATTGCTGGAGATAGCTTTAAGAATTTTTTTGAAGGAACAGTAACTGATTACTCAGCTGCTGGTATGAAAGGAGAATGGGGATGGTAGATGTATATATGCCAAACAACTTTGGATTAAGAGCAGTTAACTTAGCTGCTGGTAAGAAACCACTAGAAGGTAAACCTGTTGGTGGTAACTCAGAGAATGTAGTTAACCCTAGGAATACATTTAATGAGGAACATATGATTAAACAAGAGAACCCAGGTAAATGGGCTTATGAAAATATGGAGTGGAAGAATGAAGCCTAAGTATACAGTTAAAGATGTGCAGGTTGTACGCACACAGACAGGTAAAGGTAAGGATGCTGAAGTAGTAGAATACACTGAGATACTTATCGTTGATGAAACAGGTAAAGAAATACCTATGAGATTTGGAGGAAGATATGCTTGATAGAATAGAAAAATGGTTAGCAGATAAATATGAAAAAGGTTTTTATACAACACTTACAGTATTTATTTTTATTGGTTTATTGTTAATAGCAACAATGTCGTTTGCTAATCACAGTTGGAACAAACCCAATATGTATCAGTTTCCTGCACCAGATTTAATTACTATGGATGTAGTAAAGAATGATGGAGTAGAAGGCGGTGGTACTTTTGTATGTAAAGATGTATGGTCTTGTTATATGTATGTTATGGCTGCTGAGAAGCGTGGTGCTACTGAATACTGTAAGACAATAGACATCAGAAAGAATGGTCGAAGAGTCTGGTATAAGAGATATCAATAATGTCTGCTTGGGATGAACTACAAAAAGACTCGTCTCTCTCTTGGGTTAGGAAGTATGAAGAAGAGAAAAAGAAACGAATCGAAGCGGAACAGAAATACGAAAAAATCATTAAAAAACTTAAAGAACTTGCTGTCGAAAACTACTACGAGAAACTAAAGAATAGTGAAGTAGAAGGTGAGTGGGATGAGGAACGTATTGACATTATAGGTCAGAATGGTAATGAAGGTACTCACTATCAATATGAACTGTGGAACTATCTAAAGGACAGAAACTTAAATGATGACTGAAGAAGACGTAATAAAACTACTTAATGTAGGACACTATAACTTTGTCCGTATGGATGAGAAGTTCTCACGCTACGATGCTTTTGATGCTGACAATGGAATAATGTTGGAGATAAAGTGTCGTAGAAAACACTATGATGATACTATCATCGAGAAGATGAAGTATGATTGGAATAAACAATATGCCAAAGATAATGGCTTTGAGTTTATGTATGTAGTTACGATGCCATCAAAGAATGGCGATATGTTATATCTATTCGACCCAGTAGCTATGGAAGACTTAGATGATTATGATTTTGGTTGGGAGACTAGAAAACTCCCAGCACAAACAGATTTTGGTTGGAAGGAATGGATAGACAAAGAAGTAGGTTATCTACACATAGATGATGCTATGATAACCTTAGAGAAGAAGACTAGTCACTGACTGAAACTCTGATTAGGTCTTTTAGACATCCAATCATAGTAGTCTTGTTCATAACTATCTCTATCGAATCCTCCAGGATAAATAGGAGATTGATACATTCTTATATCAGGTTTAGAAGCATTCCACCAGTCATCATAACTCTCATAACCTAACAGTTCCCATTCTTGTGGTTCTGAAGTAAAGAAGTTCTCGACACCAGTAGCAAAGTCAACAAATAATCCCATATTACTCTCCTGTAAACAAGCCTCTCATTTCTTTCATACCTTTAGTAGTAGTATCTAAGATATTACCCATACCTTTAGTTACATCACCAATCATATCTAAACCCATCTGACCTTCTTTGCTAGTCTGCATAACCTTAATAAACTTACTGTAGAAATCCATCTTTTCTGCAGGTGTCATAGTCTTAGCTAATTCTATAACTTCTGGAGGTAGTTGTTTCTCCATCTCACCTAACATAAATCCTGTTGCATCTGCCATTTTAATCTCCTTGTTTTTCTGTTATCTTCTCTGAACTTAATTCTAATAAGTCTTGTAAGAATGCTCTATCAGCTCTAAGTTGTTTAATCATCTGAGGATTAGTAGAAGTCTGTATTGCCTCGTTAGTATATTTAATTAATTGACCTACTGCCTTTTTAGTCTTAGGACTAGTCAACAATCTACTTGTACCATAAGCAAGACCACCAAAAGCAAGACCTCCAGTAAAACCTCCCAGTAAATAATTAGATGCTGCAAATGCTGAAGAACCTGCTAGAACAGCCATAACTCTATTTAAGTCCATCTTAGCACCAATTACTCTACTTAAGTTTTGATATAATCTACCTAGACCAGTTCTATTTTGTTTAGTAGCGATAGGGGCTAACATATCTCTGGCAGTATAAAGATTAGATTGCTTAGCTAAACTTTGTTTGACATAAGCACTAGGAACTTTTTCATTAATCATTGAATTTAAAGTATTTCTAACTAGTTTACTACTCTCGCTAAAAATAGTTTGTTTCTGAGCATCGAAAACTGTAGGCATTTTATTTAAGAGTGCAGCATCAAATTCTCTCCTAGCCTTAAGCAAACCGTAAGGAGTTGAAGGATTAGCATCAATAATCTCTTTTGCCTTAGCTAAGTTTAGTTTTATAGTGTTCATAATCTGTGCGTCACCAGCAATAAAAGTATTCTCCTTAAGTAATTTTTGAACTTCTTGTTCTAATCTAGCCTTTGTTGCTGATTTAGGAAAGAATACTTTACTTTTCTCTAATGATTTTTCTAATGTCTTAGATTCTCTAATTGCTTCATCTCTTATCTTTTCTAAATTATAGAAAGCACTTCTAGAAGGTTTAATCTTAGGAACTTTTCTTACTTCGTTTATAAGACCAAACTCCTTAGAAGCAGGTGTATACTTAGCAATTCTAAAAATACCCGATTCTTTAACTCTACCTTTCTTTGCCATTTCTTCAGTAATATTAGGAAATAACATATTTTGAACTTGGTTCATAGATGTTGCTTTTTCTTGAGTTATTCCTTTTCTTATTACTTGTTGACCAGTCCTCTCAAAAGATGGCACTGGAGATGCTTGTTTTCTAGTTTTAATTGGTGCAAACAAAAGACCTACATTAACTACAGATTCAAATGTCTTAGCATTCTGTGGATTAGCCTCTTTCCATTCACCATATGCTTCAACACCTTCCTTAACCTTACTTGTAGCTTCTTGTCCCCATTCGGTATTTATAACATTATCCCAACCTTCTTTGATTGAATTTAACATAGGTTTTTCTATGCTATCTGGAATTAAGAAACTAACACCATCTAAAGTACCAGATATTGCAGCACCCCCTAAATCTAGGACACGACCAGCAACACCCTTACCTGCAGTTTGAGTAGTATATTCAATAAAATTAATTTTACCTGCCTCATAATCTTGTTTAGATTCCTCAACTAGACGAGTCCTTTCTTCCCAGTTCTTGCCTAACTCCAACAAGAAGTCTGGAATCATACTCTTCTCTTCTTCATCTACTTTAGGCGATGTATCTTCTGCATACTCAAATCCTTCTGGAAGAACAGTAGGTTGTTTTATAACTTGTGCTTCTTGTTCGTATTCAAAACCTTCTGGTAATGTAGCCATTATATAATCCTTTTATTGATATAGTTTTCCATCAGGGGTATAGAAGTTACCATCTGGGTATTCGTAAAGAACTTGACCAGTAGTTTTATTTACAATTCTCTTAGCATCTGATGGTCTTGGTTTATTAGGAACAATTCTACTTAAAGTTACATTGAACTCATTTTGGTATCTTTCTAATTGACCAGAATCAAATCTTTTATTATACTCATCGATAGTATCTTTATTTATCTGTTGTCTTATCTCTGTAAGCCTTCTTATAGTGTCTAGCTGATTAGATTTATCACCAGTCATCACTTTAAGCAAAAATTCTCTTTCAGCAGGAGTATCTAAACCTCTAGCACCAATACCTAATGATTTAATCATAGGGAAGACATCAGAACCTAATAGTGCTTCTAAAACTTCAGTATTAGTTGCCTTCTCGAGTGCTTCTTTACTACCTCCAAATTTTGCAGTTAAACGGTTAGCTAACTGTTGAACATCTGCTAAGATACCTGTATTAACTTCACCAGTATCTAATATATCTAAAACTTTTTGAGTTTTGTTTAAACCTCTTACTGCGGCTTTAGCACTATCAACTAGATTCATATCTTGTTCTACTGCTTTAGGTCCTGCAGCTTTAGAATAAGCAGTATCACCCACACCTGCTTGTGCAGCAGCTATTTTCTTCTTTTGTTCTTCCTGTAAGAACATTCTGTTTCCTTCTTCAACACCATATTCAGCAATTAAGAAATTACGTCTTACTTGTTTTGCTTGTTTAACTGGGTCTACAGAAGTAGTTTTTCTACTCTGTGCAGCAATATGTTGGTCGATTACTGGTTTAACAGATTTTAACCAACTAGCGGCAGCTTGTGGATTCTTAGACATCAAGAAATTAAATGTCTTCTGTACTGCATCACTGTTAGATAAATCAGTCTCAGACGCAACTCTTCTCATCTCCCTCTCTGGAGATTCATAACCAATAGACTCTTTCAGGAAAGGAGCAGTTCTCTCTGCTAATCTCCCAGCAGCCATCTGAATCTCTTGCAGTGGAGTTAACTCTTGTGGTATTTCTTGGTCGAACATTCCCATAATTATACTCTCTTAGCGTATTCTGTTAATAATGTCCCAAATGGGTCTGCAGCTCTCATTAAGTTCTGATATTGAGCAGATAGTGCTGGTTGTTGTCCCATAGCAGTACCTACATTAGTAATACCACTTAACATTCCAGTAGGACCAGCATAATAGGCTGATTCAACACTAGGTCTAATTCCTGCTAGTATATCTCCTCTTTTAGCCAATGTTTTCTCTCTAGCTGTATCATATATACTTGAACCAGTAATTCCTCTTCTACGAGCTAATGCTTGTCTTCTAGCATCTTCTTCAGACCAAACATCACCGAATAGACCTCTCTGTCTTTCTTCTTCTTGTCTAATTCTTCTCCTAGCAGTCTCTGGGTCATAGTATGCTTGTAACTGTGGTAAGACTGTCTCGTAATATCTCTGTTGTGCTTGTAGAGGTGCTAATTGTTGTTCTGCTAGTTGTCCTGCTTGATAAGCTGAATAGATGTCTTTACCTAGACCAAACAGACCACCTAAGTTTACTCCAGATTCTGGTGTATATATGTCACTAAACAAATCACCAGTTGTAAATTCAGGTAAAGTTACTTCAGGAATAGATGGTACACTTACATCACCAAACCAATCAACAACATCTCCCCCAAATTCAGTCACAGCATCCCAAGCTGTATCTAACCAATCCCAAGCCATTATACTTTCTCCTTAACTAGAAACTTATTACTTAATTCTCTTACCATTACCTTATAATCCCTCAGTGCTTTTTCACTGTCTTTATCTTCAACAATTAAATCATAGATTGGTTTAAGGTGCATATCCCAAATCCAACTATAAATGTTCTTAGAGTTTTCTTTCTTATCAATTTCAGATACAATCTTAGGTGCAGTTGCTCTATAACGACCAAAAGATGCAGTAAATGTTGGTAAGACAGTAAACATATAGTCTCTCCAATCTTCAAATACTTTCAAACCCTTTTCACCTAACGCCTGAGTAGCTGCAGTGGCAATATAAGAACCACCACCTCCAGAATCACCTCCACCAGAGTCTCCACTATCTCCACTATCATCCCAACTAAATCCTGCTGCACTAGAATCCCATTCAGATGTTCCGATACCAGTTTCTTCTTGTGCCTCTTCTACAGAACCCCAATCTGCAGTATCCCAAGTATATCCACCAGCAGTCTCTGTAATTGTTCCTCTGTCATCTGCAACTACATATTCTTGTGTAGTAGGTACAGGTGTAGCTGGAACTGATTTATCTATTACTGTAGGACCAAAACCATCAGTAAGAATACCTCCAGTTAAATTAGCCATAGTATTCCAAGGATTATAATCTAAAGGAGTTCCTGATTGTATATTGGCAAATTGTTGTTCTATAGCCGCAAAATGTTCAGGTGAACCTTCTCCAAACATTGAAGCTACATCTGCTTCGTATTGAGAACCAAAACCAGAGAACATACCACCAGATAAACTTGCCTGAGCATCACTGATAGGAGCACCAAAATAAGTAGTACCTCCTTTATACCAATCAAATGTTTGATTAGCCTCACCAGTTAAATCACCTAAAGGATTAATGCCATAACCTAATTCCATCAAAGAACCACCAAAAGGTATTCCCATCATTCCTAATAAACCACTAGCAATACCTCTTTCTGTTCTAGAAGCATTTAGATAGTCTTGTAATGATTGATATTCATCTATAGCAGTACCAGCATCACTAAAAGAATCTCCTCCACCAACACCGCCTACATAACCAGCAGTTCCAGTTGCAGGAGAAGTTACAGGAGCAGGTGTCTCTGGAATAATCCCAGCACCAGGTAGACTAGGCATACCAAAATTCATATCTCCTATTCCAGATACTGTATCACCTCCGAATTGAGCACCAGTATAACCACTACTAGAACCACTTATTGCCTTAGCTAATTGAGATAAAGGGTCTGCAGTTACACCTCTAGTACCTGAGAATGGAGATACAGGAGCTTGTGGTTGAAAGACTCTCTCAACTTTAGGGTCTGCGTATTCTTGTGATAAGCTTAAGTCAGACGAAAAGAAAGGCATTTAGTTATCTCCTTTTGTTAGTAGTTTTGTGATAGAGTACAGAACATTGAAGTTCCATCTGATACACAATCTAAGACATCAACTGCACCACTACCAGAAGTAGCAGTATATGTAGCACCACCTGGAAGATAGAAACTACTAGATAGTGACATAGTATATGCACCAGTATTCTTAATGATAAACTTTGCTTTGTTACCAGAAACTTGGTTAGACACACCTAACTCCCATCCACTACTATTAATTGTAACTACAAATACATCTGAATCTAAAAGATTAGCAGTTTGGTCTGCAGTCATAGAAATATCCACACCAGCTGTAGGATGTGCTTTAGTAAATGTTTGAGCTGCACTTAATACAGCAACTGTATGTCCATCTACTGTGGCATTCTCACCACTAACTGTTAAATCATTACAACTGAAGTTCTCAGCTGTGTCTCCGTTTAAATCTGCTTTAGAGTTAAGTGCAGTTCTTACTGCAACAAACTCAGTATTGAAATCATCACCTGAAATAACTTTAGCTGGAGATGAATCTGGTAGTGCATCTTTCCCTGCCCAGTTAACTTGTATAGTATAATTTGACATTAGTACATTTTCCCTTGTTTATAAAATAAAGTTATAGATTGTAGTGTAGTCCTATATCCATTAGTTACACCATCCATCTCAAATCTAAGATATTTAGCTGAACCTCTTAAAGGTATGCTTACTTCTTTTAGACCTCTAATTGGAGCAAACTTAGCTGCACCAAATAATGAACTAGAAGCACCCCACTTATAGACAGTACCACTTAAAGGAGCATTAACTTTAAATGTCTGTTGTGTAGAAGCAGCTAATTCAAAATCCTTAAATGCTTTAATACCTACATCAGTTCCAGAACCTCCAGAAAGGACCATAGAGATTTTCTTTAGGATAGAAGATACTGAACCTTGACCTAAGTCTAAAACTGCAGTTGAAAATGAACCTGTGAACGGAGTATCATTAAAATCAGTACCATCATAGGTAACTTCAAAGTATCCGTCGTATATACATATGTTACCAGATTCTTCCCCAAAAAGCAACCCATATGTATTAGAATAAGCGAAACTAATTGGTTCTCTGTCTCCTTCAAAATACCATTTAGTGATTCTAGGAGTTCCTCTAGGAGTTATATAAGTTAAGTCAAATACATAAGTTACATTTATGTCTGTAAAAGACAACAAATATAGACCTTCATTTAAGACATATACGGACCTAACATCTTGACTGTTTTGAGTATGAGCAATAATCTCATCATTCACAGTTACAGAAATCTCTTTCAGTGGTAACTTATCGTATTGTGCAGTTCTATATAGAGACCTTACACCAGTATCAGACAAGAAATAGATGTCATTACCAATAGATTGAATAGAATCTCTAAAAACAGCACCAATACCATTAATAACCTCGTCTAGATATATATTAGATACATCTGCAGGATTATTATATAGAGCAATATTCTTCTTACCAAAAATAGCTAATTTACCACCGAAGTTGTGGATAGCTACAATCTCATCATTACCCCAGACATATTTTAAATCGATATATCCAGCATCACCTTGGTTGAATGATGGTGGGTCTTCAATCTGTGAGTAATATAGAATAGTATTACTTTCACTGACACCACCTACCCATAATCTACCAAAAGCACCTAGACCACAACTAGGGTCAAATGTAGTAACACCAGCAGGTTTAGAGTAAGTAGATTCATCAGATAATAAACCCCAGGTAGAGCCGTCTAAGAATAAAGGAGCTTCACCACCTTGTACTGCAACTAAACCTTCTTGTATCTCACAGAACTGCCAGTGGTCATTAGTAGCACCAGTATTAAAACCATTGATAAAAGAATTATCTGGGTCACTTAAATCAATCTCATACATATATGAACCAGCTGCAGCATATATAGTATCTGTAGGTGTATGTTCGTATAGAGAACCTATGTGGTCACCTCCACCGACTGCATCTGTCTTCTGATAGAGACCTTTTCTGAATGTAATACGGTTACCTTCAGTATAGACAATATTATCTGCTTTAGTTAACCATTCTGGGTCTAGAGCAGTAGGGTGTGTCTGAGTATCTAGACCATTAATACCGATGGTATCTAGAACTGCTGCATTTAGATTCTTACTAAACAACATACCAGTCTCTCTCGTACTCAAAGTTTCCAGCATCTAACTGAACTGCTTGTAGTAGAGAATCTCTAGCTTCTGCAGCTACAGCACTGTATTGTGTTCCTCCATCTTCACCTCTTTCAGCTATCGCTCTAGCCCAAGCACCTAAGATAACTGGTTGAGAAGGTATTCTTAATATCTGTGCTGCTTGTTTTAAATCATTCTGAGCACCTACTATGTTTACTGAGACAATATTATTAGCTACACTAGAATCAGGTATAGGATAAAAATCTATATTGAAGTCTGGTTCTCTACCAGTACCTGCTTGTGAAAGACCATTCAGAGCATAACCTGTAGGTTCACCTGTCGATACTTTAGAAGTAGGGAACATTCTATCATTGATATAGTCATTAGTTAATTGTTTTAATTGTGTACCAGTTGTCTTATTTCTGACATCTAATATTCTGAAAGAGACACCAGCACCTCTTAGTGCATCACCAAGTGTATACTGCATATTACCATCTCTTAATCTGATATTGAATGTTTCTCTGAGTGCATTCCAATCGTGATAACTCTCTACATTCTTCTTAGCATCATTAACTAGTTCACCTATAAGTTTTTGATATGGTGTTACTGTAGAATCATTAATATTACCAGACCAATCAGAGTCAATAGTATCTTCTCTTAGTCTTAATAATACACTGTTGATTAATTCTCTATAAGTCACTATTTTCTCCTTTTACTCGCTAAGTAACCTGCATATGCTTTATTAGCTGCCATCTTAGTCTTATACATACACTTACCTGTCTTACCTATCTTATAACCTTTAGGACATTTATATACTGGCATTATTTCTTTTTCCTAATTACTTTATGACAACTATTACCTTTACCTCTTCTATATCCTTTCCAACAAGCCTTACCGTGTGTGCCTTTCTTCTTTTGATATGCCATTAGCACCTCCATCTACGTCTTGCTTGACGTATTCTTGAATTAGGATTGTTTCTAGTCTTAGCTGAACTTCTCTTAAGCTGACCTAAAGACCTAGCACAATATGACTTACGTCTAGCCGCCCTAGCTTTACTAGGTTTCTTTTCCGTTACAGCTGTTTGTAGTTTACTCCCAGGATTAGCTCTACGATATGCGGCTACTCCTTTCTTAGTCATTCCAGCACCAGATTTAGTCTTACGATAATTACCACCTGTTCCAGTGGTTCTTCGTATCGGCTTAGTCTTTCTTTTTGTTGTTGGCATTACAGACTTAACGGGTTGACATTCCTGTTATCGAACTTATCTTCTGCTTTCATAACATCCTTCTCAAGTCTCGAAATATTCGATTCTACGGACTTTATTCTTTCCTTAATACTTATGATAGCATCTGAGTTTGCAGTGACTCTACCAGACATAGGTGCATCATCGTATGCTGGAGTCTTATCGTGTGCTTGTGATTGTAGTGCAGAGATAGAACCTTGCATACCTTGATACTCTTGCCAGAATAATGTGCCTGACCAAGCGATACCAGCTACTGCTACTGCAATAGTAACAATCCACTGTGCAGACATCTTCTTACCTGCTAGTGCTTCCTTAATAAAATTTAGTATTGCTTCCATACCAGTCTGTCTCTCCGTAG